CTTCACCATCAGTGTGAGTTCCAATTTTGCTTTCAAAATATAATCCTTTATCATCTTCTTTCAATACTTTAATTTCTCCGATAGGTCTTCTCATATCATGATGAGCAAGATGTGCAATTTTTCGATTACTTGAAGATTCTGGACCTCTATCATTTATTGATTTTAAAAAAGCTCCTTTTTTAATTAAATCTCCATCTGAATCTATGTTATTAAATGAGCTAAAATATCCAGCAACTATTCTGGAATTTGTATCTACATCTTTAATACTTAAAGAAGTTTGTAAATTTCGATAATTATAATCTTTAGTCATTTAACAATTTTATTTAATTATACAAATATAATAATAAATTTTTCATTTTTTATTCTTCATTTATATCTTCAGTTATATTATTTTGATTTTGTGAAATATAAACACTGTCCATTTCTTCATTTTCAATAGGATCAAGACCTAATTGTTTTCTAGCATCATTTCCAGAAATTATTCCAGAAGTTCTTAATTTTACCAATCTATCTGCTAAAAGTTCCATGTCTTGTTGTAATGGTTCTATATTATCAAGAATAGGACATAATTTTAGATTTCTATTTTCTATTTTAGAAATTGGATCTACTAACCAATTATTTAATCCGTTTTCTGTTTTATAAATTTCTGGTAAAATAGCATCAGTCCAAAGAGCTTTTTGTGCTTCTTTTCTATTGTTAAAAGTTTTATTTGCTGGATCATTAAATAAACTTGAATCAACATGATAAGCGTTACATAATGCTCTTAATGAAATTACTCCAAGATCTAGAAGTTCCATATCTTGAGGACTTAATCCCATTTTAATAAAATCAAGTTTTTTATTTGAAACCATAACTTGTCCAAATTTTCTACTTCCTCCTAATCTTTGATTTGCTTGTTCTTGCATTGCTTTTGCTTGTTCTGGAGTCATTGGTCGATCTGAGTTATCGGTCAATATTCCAGAAACTCCTCTATTTTTTAAAACATGAGCAGATGCATTCCATCTTTCAGAGCTTGTTTTCCAAACTTTTAATGTGGGTTCTAAAGGTGAAAGTCCATACAATTTTGGCTGTGTATCACAAGGATTAGGATAAAAAGTGTGAAGAATTTCTTCAGCCGAATAATTTGAAATTTGATTTTCATTATAAGAATAGCCAGTAATAAAATCAGAGTAGGGATTCATGTTTGGAGTTTTGATCTCTACATATTGAGACATCAAATTTTTAACTTCAGCAAAATAATTAAATCCTTCTGGCTTAATTCCATGTATATAACTATCTCCAGTTAATAATCTATAAATAAAATGCTCTTCTAAAAATTCTCCCCAACTTTGATTTAAATTAGGTGAAGCTAAAATATTATTCAATAAACTATCATAAACAACCTCATGAGATCCATCATTATTATATTGTTTTACTTCCCATTTTATAGATGCAGCATTTCTTGCTATATAAGAAACAATTGAATATACATCTGAAGATCTAGCGTAACTTTCATTAACAATATTTGGAAGATTTCCATAATCAAATACATAATTATCATTATTGATATATTGAAAAAAACCAGATTTTTTAAGATCAGTAGGTAAGGATTCTAATCCAGATCCAATATTAAAAAAAAACTTTCCTAATCTATTCATGATCCAAATATACAATTTTTTATTTTCAATAAATGAAAGGATCTGAAGCATTTTCTAATTCTTCTGCAATACCAGTTAAGACATCAACAGAATCATCAAATTTATTTAAGCCAGATTTTTGAAATTTTGTTACTTGATCATAAAATACTGGAAACAATATTTGCCAATTTTTTGGAAACAAAACATTATTTTGGACATTAGATTGCTGAGATAATATTCTAGATATTTTATTTTTTGATTGGTGAAAAGGTAAAACTTGACATCTTAAAGAATTTTTTTCAGATAATATTCTTTCAATATTTCTACTAAATGCTCTACCTCCATTATTAGATTCAATTAATGCTTGAATTATATTAAATTTAATTATTTGATTTGTAACTAAATCTTCAGTAATATCTACTGGCTCTTGAGTAAATATTACATCTAAAATATAAGCTTTTGAATTTATTATTTTGTAAGCTATTGAACACAAATAATCTTTGCCAGTATCAGCAACATCACAATAAATATAATTTTGACCATTTTCATTTTTTATTTCATTATAGGTTTTTAAATTATTATATAATAATCCTATTTGAGGGTGAGGATCTTGTTGAAATAAATTAGCAAAAACTAAAGGATTTTTTAATTTAATATTTAAAAGTTTTTCTTTATTATGTTTAGATTCCCATAAAGATTCACCTTCATTTCTAGGATCATCAATATTAAAATCATTTGTTTTTATAGCTGGTAACTTTATTACCTCCCACTGATCTCCTTCATGTTCTAATAATTTTCCAGCAAGATCATCTTCATGCCATCTTGTAAAAACTATTAAAATCTGTGAATTATTATGAAGTCTAGTTTCAGCAACTGAAGAATACCAATCCCAAACATTTTCACGAACTATATTTGACCAAGCATCTTTTGCATCTTTATAAATATCATCAATAATTAATTTATCAATTTGTCTAGATGTTAATGCTCCACCAACTCCAATAGAAACAACAGATCCAGTTGTATTTGGAATTTCAAATTCTGATTTGTTTTTTAAATAACCATCTTTAGAATCAATATTTAATTTTATTTCTGGAAATAGATATTTGTATTCATGATCAGTCATTATTCTTTGAATATCTTTTCCAAACTTTGAGCCAATAGTTTGATTATATGAAACTACTCCAATTTTTTGATCTGGATTATTACCTAATGTCCATGCTGGGTATCTTCTTGTGCTAATCTCACTTTTCCCATGTTGAGGAGGAACAAAAATCATTAATTTTTTTATTTCTTTTCTTTCAAAAGCTTCAATTTTTTCACATATTAATTTATGAAACCATTCTAATTCATAATCTTTTTTTGTGAATTGAATAAATTTAGAAAAGGAATTTTTGTTTTGTCTCCTTTGAATTTCTTTTAGAATTCTGTATTCAGATAAATTAGTTTTGGATTGCATTACGAAGCTCTATTAATCTTTTTTCTAGATCCTCATCACTAAGTAATTGTAATTCAGATTCCAAATCTACTCTTTGAACTATCTCTTGTCTTTCAACAAATCCACGATCTTTTCCTTTAGTTTTTAAATAGAAGATTGTAGATACATGATTGTTATTTTTTATTTGTTCAAATAATTTGGAAACTACATAATCAGTTGCAACTTCTTTAATATCATCAATTTCATTTTTAAAATTAATATCTGAATTATACCATTCATAAAAAGTAGATCTAGCTATTCCAACACTTTTGCAAGCAGTTGTTATTACTCCCAAACTTTTTTCCATAGCCAAAACAAGTTGCTTTTTTAATATGTCCGATTTTGTAGTTTTGCTCATTATTATATAAAGTTATGAAATTAAATTTAAAACTTCATTTCTTGCTTTTGGATCATCTTTAAATGCTCCTATCATTTTTGATGTGGTAGTATAAGTATCATGCTTTTTTACGCCTCTCATTTCCATACATAAATGTTTTGCTTTTAATATAACTGCTACCCCTTTTGGATTTAGTTTTTCTTGAATCAATTCAGCAACTTGATTTGTAATTCTTTCTTGATTTTGTAATCTTCTTGAAAATGTTTCTAAAGTTCTAGCTAGTTTTGAAAGTCCAACTATTTTCTCATTTGGTATATAAGCAATTGTTCCAGTTCCAGTAAATGGAGCAATATGATGTTCACATAAAGAATAAAAAGGAATATTAGATTGAATAATCATTTCATCATATCCTTCAGAACTAAAAGTTGTAAAATTAAATTCTGGTGGAGAAAGAAATTCTTTGTAGAATTTAATATATCTTTTAGGAGTTTCTTCCAATCCTTCACGATCTGGATCTTCCCCTAATTGTTTTAATAATTCTTTAAAATGATATTCTGGAGAATTTAAAGGATATTCCATAATTTATGATTTTGCACACTTAGTTTCCATTTAGGATTTTCTAAACATATATTTATACAATGATTCAAATTTTCTTTATTAATATTAAATCCATCAGAATGAGGTGAGATCCAATAATGATCAGCACTTATTGATGGTTCTGGAACAAATTGACCTTTATGTCTTACATATCTTAATTCATTAACATGATCAAAATTTCTTTTAATAACATGCTCAGCAACTTTAGGAGAAACACAAATAAAATCTAAATTATCTGGAACTTTAAATAATCCACTTGTTTCAATTGCTTGATAATATCCACGATCTTTAAAAAATTGAATAATTTCTTCATTTAATTGATCTGCTGGTTCGCCTCCAGTCCATGTTATTTCTTTACATTCTTCATTTGTTTCTTTCATCCATTTTAAT